CTTAACTTTTGCCATTTAATACTTTGTTATGAATGTCCTTTAAATATTGATAATGTGTTTTTGTGTCGCCCATAACAACGTGACATTGTCGGCATAATGCCTGTAAATTGTCAATTGTATCTTCGTTTTTCGTTCCCCCCATTCCCCTTGCGTCAATATGGTGTATGTCAACCGCCTTTTTTCCGCATACTTCGCACGCAATAAAATCTTCTATTCCGTAGCCAAAGTATTCAAGATAAATCTTAACGTGCTTCTTCATCAATTTGTTTAAGCTTCTTTTGCGCCCATTCAATCCCTTCGTCGCCACCCCACGCCAACCACATTAAAGCGCCACAGTCTTTTTTCGGATCACCCTTAGAATTCTGTCTGTGCCTTTCAAAAGACGCCATTCTTGAAATAGTGTCACGGGTTATATTTTCCGCGCTTGCTAATTGATTCGCACGCGCCCAACCAACAGGCGTTCCGCAGCTTAATTTGTATTCGTTTCTAATATTTAATGCCTTTTGTGCGTTTAATATTGCCGCTTTTGGGTAATCGTTATATGAATTTACCATTGAAACCCTAATTGCTGCCCAAGCGCGTTGCGCAGTTTCTTCTGTGTCATATATGCAAGCGCCTGACCCAATTCTGTATTTTCCGTTTGAACATTTAATTACCGGCATTTCCTATTAGTTTACTATAAATAGCGAATCGGTCTTTGTTTACTTCGTGTAAATTGAAATTCTTATTGCAGTATTCAAACAACGCATTGCCATAATGTTTGCGGGCGTCAGGGTCGTTTACTAATAATTTGATCCAATAATACCAATCTTTTTGACTGTTAACGTGACAGGCAGGATAAAAACCCCTATAAGGGTGTACGTTGCTAACTATTGCGGGGTTCTTCTTTGCGGCGGTTTCTAATACTTTTAAATTTGATTTCATTGAATTAAACTTGGAATCGACCAAAGGAATTAATGAAATATCTGAATCCGCGTATGCCGCCATATATGAAGTGACTTCGTTGTAATTGTAAATCGTTGGGTTTAATTTTAAGCCGTTAGTGAATGCGGCAATCATACTGTCCCAAATTGGTTTTTCGCCTTCGTTATAACCTGCAATTACAGTTCGCACAGGGAAATTAATTCGCTTTAATGGATTGCGTAATATTTCCATATCCTTACCGTGCGTTCCTGAACCTGACCAAAATAAACGAATAAGGTCTGAATCTTTTTTAAAATCTTTAAATTGTTCTTCGCCGTATGGAATGGCATTTGGCACAATTTCAATATTTGAATTGTAAGGTTTAACTTCTTCAGCCAATCGTTCGTGCGTTACTGTGCAAAGGTCAGCAATACGAATCCACGCCAATATTTGTTCGGGTATGTTATTTAAAATATATCGTTCGTATAATAAATGCGAAGGGTCTAAATGCCAAAAGTCGTCGTTGTCAACTATTAATTTAAAACCATATTTTTTGCGCCAATTGTCCATTTGTTCGGGCGTTATATTTGCAAGCATACGATTCATAACAACAATATCATAATTGCCTTCAAATGTTTCTTCGCTTAATGTGTCAGTCATTAAACAATAATCTTTTTGCATATTGACTATTGGCATAATGATTCTATGGTAACCGACGCCGCTTGTTTTACTTGTAATTGCTAAAATGCGCATTTAATTTTTTTATGTGTATGGTAAATAGGTTGGTATTTTTCCCAAATTGACTGCGCACGTGCCAAACTTTCGTCCTTCATTCTTCGGTATTCTGTGCCATTGCCAACGTCATGTCCAATATGTTCAGAACGTAGGTCGGGAATATAATAGTTTGTAAATCCTGCAATATTTGCGCGTTCGGCAAAGTCTTGATCTTGCATTCCATAAGGGTCGTATTCTTCGTTATACCCGCCAATGGTATCAATCAATTCCCTTGTCAAATAATTGTCGCCAAAAGGTGTGTGTACTTTATGCACTCCGTCCGTTAATGGCGGCAAATGTTCAACGCAATGAATTCCAATAATTCCGGTCTTTGGTATTAAGTTTGAATAATTAACCCACTTTAAAAGCCAATTTTCAGGAAGCAATATGTCGTTTGCTAAAATACAAACGCCGTCGTACGATTTGGTCATTCTCAATCCGGCATTTACACCGGCTGCAATTCCCCTTTGTTTTGAAGATACATTGCAGTTCGTCCAATTATACATTTCGTACGGGACTTCGTCGCTTCCGTTGTCAACTAAAAAGCAGTCTGCGTTATAACCTGAATTTCTAAAATTTTGGTCAATTACGCGTTTCGTTAAGTCGTTTCTATTTAGGGTTAGTAAAATTACGGCTATATTCATTTTCTTATATTTGAACCAAGCTTGCGCGCAGGCACGCCGGCATATTTCATTTCCTGTTCTGATTCCCCTTTGAAAAAAGCGCTTGCACCAATCATACAACCCTTTTTAATTATGCTAAATTGGTGTAATACTGCATTCAATCCAATGTTTGAACGTTCTCCAATTACAGAATGTCCCCCAATCTTTGCGCCGCAACTAATTGTAACGTCATTCATAATTCTGCAATCGTGACCAATGTGCGCGTGTTTCATTATGAAACAATTGTTTTCAATAATGGTCGGGTCTTCCGTTCCTGCGTCAATAGTAATTAAACCTGTTATCATATTGCCGTTACCAATTATAACTTTGCCTTTTGGTTGACCCCAATATTTTTTATGTTCTGCGGGGTCGCCAATAATACAATAAGCGCCAATGTAATTGTTGTCGCCCATAATAACGTTGTCGCCAATTATGGCGGTTGGGTGTATAAAATTAGCCATTTGCTTTTGGTTTTCGTCCTCGTTTTTTTGTTTCTGTTTGTGCAATTGGTTCTTCAATTACTGCAATATTTTCTTTTGGTTGTTGCTCATACCATTTATACAAACGCATTATCATTTCAAACTTACAAGCGCCACACCAAACAGACAATAAAAAGTTTGGGTCTAAATATGTACGGTAAATATGTTCGTACATTTGTAGTTCAGGCAATTCAAGGTTTCTAATAAAACCATTCTTTGCGGTTTCATAGTTGCCAATATTGGCGTCTAAGTATTCCCTGTGTTCTTGTTTTATTTCCATAAATTCCAAATTAATTTTGATAAAATTGGTGCTGCAAATCCTGCAATAAACATTGTTGACGTTATATTTTGGATCAATTCAGGTGCGAAATAGTGTATTGGTGCAAGCCACGCAGCCAAGCAACTTCCGCAATTAAATGGCTTGAAATTCGCTTTCCATTTATAGGGAAGGTTATGTATATCGTTAATAAATAGTGATGCACAAACGGCGGTTAAAATTGATAAAATCATTTTCTTATGTTTTGTTTCATTTGTTTTTTGGTTTTATTTATAGTTCGTACGATTGACATATAAGGAATACCGGTTTTGCGGCTTAATTCTTTTGCATTCTTTTTAAAATCAATTGCATAAAGTTTCAATATTTCCTTATTATACCAATGTAACCCTTCCAAGTTTTGTTCAAGTTTGTCAATCAAATCTGTCGGTTCTGTGTTCAGTCTTTGAATTTCTTTATTTAATTCTGTTGGCACAAACTCAATATGATTTCGATAATTCTTATAAAAGTTGCTTCTGTCGCTTTTAATCATATTTAGCATTGTGCGCACAATATAAAATTTTAATTCATTCCTTTCATACAATCCAATTAACTTCTGTTCGTCCATTTCACAAAGAACTAAAAAAACTTCTGCTTTTAGGTCGTACTGCAATTCTTCCGGCTGCATTTTAGAAAACGCTTCGTTGACTTCTTTTAAGTCCCAAAATTCAGCTAAAATTTCATTTTTGACCATTCAATTAAAGCAGGTTTGTTTTCCACTTCTGTACAAATATAAACAATCCCCCCACATTGAAAAATATCTTTTAACCTTTCTTTTTGTTCTTCGCTTAGTTTGTCCCCTAATTTTTTGATTTCAACCGCCACATAAACGCCGTTTTCTGTGTACCCTTGTAAGTCAGCCCACCCTTTTTGAATCGTTCCTTTACGTTTTCCAAATGGAATATTGTTTACCCTGTTTAATCGGTAACCCACAAATTCAAGGTTTTTTTTCGCCCATTTTGTTAGTTCGTTTGCGGTTATGTCCATTTAAAATGCTTTTATAGTTCCTTCTTTAATTTTGTTTTTATATTGATCTTGTTTTTCTTTGCTGCATACTTTGCAATAACCATAATATCCGTCAGCGTTTCGCCTGTCCTTCCTGAATTTGTCCCAATCCAAGTTCTTTTTGCACCTGTTGCACTTTTTCATAAAATTCTTTTTTAAATAAAAGTCTGTTTTGTTTGGTTTCTACTTCAGGATAATTTGCGTAAAAGTCAATAAAATTGTCTGTATAGCAATATTTTAAAGTTCCAAAATGTCTGTATTTAATTTGATAAATTTTCAAAGTATTTAACTAACGCTAATTTTTTACATTGTGATTCAATATAGTCTTCGTTCTTTATTCTTTTGCTGAACTCTTTGGCTTCAATTGGATTCATTCGGTTAAGTCTGTATAAATTGTCTTCACGTACAACTTTAATCGTTTCTAATATCTGTTCTTTTGTAAACTTTAATTTCCCTTGTTTTAAAAGGATTGCAAATACTTTGTCAGCATTAAAAACACGGTTAAAATCTTCACGTTTACCTGTCAACCAATCGTTTTTAGTAAATTCAACAATTTCGTCGTCTGTCAATTGCTTAACGGGCGGTTCAGGCGGCGGGGGTAAATTACGGCGAATTTCGTTTGCTTTCACTTTGTAGGCGTTTAAAATTTGGGATATATATTTAGGCGAAAACTTCTCATAATGGTCTGTATTGCATTCTAATCGTCCCTGAATTGCCATTTTAAAAGCAATGCGCATTTCCTGTACTGTAAAATAAGGGTAAGTTGTACGAATGTAATCTTCAATTACTTCCAATTCCATTTTGTCCGGCAAACGGGTCAAACCTATTAAAGTAAAAATATAAGCTAAGTTTTCCCTTAATGTAACGGGCGAAACTAAGTTTAACTTGTCGCCTTTAAACGCTTCGACAATTGGCAGGTCTTCGTTAGCTATTAACCCAATTTTGTAAGTCTTGCATTCTTTTGCGACTTGCAGCGGTTGCGTCAGTATTTTTTGTATTTCCATACTTTACTTTGTTTTGAAGCCACGTATTAACGCGACGCTTCGGTTCAAAAAATTTTTCTGATTGATAACGTAATTTACCACTTTTTGACGATTCGCACCAATAATCAATAAATTCTTGGTATGATTCCCCTAATAAACCCTTAAATGGTTCAATCTTATGTAAAAACAAAATTTTAAAATCAATTTGTTCTTTTTCTTGTTCTTCTTCTTTTTCTTGTTCTTCTTCTTCTTGCGTATGTGTATCCATACTGTATGCATACTGTATCAATACTGTATCTTTTACCTTTAAAAGTTCCTTAGTTATACAGGCTTTAACCTTTGGCGAAGTTGAATCATTATATTTCGCCCAATTCTTCATTGCCATTTCTTTTGTTGCCAAAGAATACTTAATTTTTCCGCATTTCGTAAAGAATTCAATTAGCTTTTTGATCGTGTCTTCATTGTAACCCGTATCATAACACATTTGTTTTATTGTAATTTCATAAATTCCGCATTGTGTTGTCCGGTCATTTGTCATTAAATACAAATAAAAAAACTTCTGTTCAGGGGTCAGACTTTCAATAAATTCGTCCTTCCAAAAACTGACGTGTATTTTTCTAAATATTGCCATAATTAAAAAAGGGTCGCAGGCGCACAGGCAATGCAACTACCTGAAACACCCTTGACCCAATGTATTTAAAACTGCGTTGTTGCATAACGCTTTTTATTTATTTCTTTACAAAGTTATTATAATTTTCAATATCTTCTTCAATTTGCATTAATTTTTCTCTGTACCAATCTTCCGTGTCCATAAGATCGGAAGCGGTTTGAATATTATAAATAACTGTTGTATGGTCGCCAACCCCAATTAAAGGTGCAATTTCATTTAAAGATAATTGAGTGTATTTTCTTAAAATGTATGCCGCAGCTTTACGGGCAAATATGGTTGACTGTTTTCTGTTCTTTGCGACAATGTCGGTTTCAAAAACGTCCTGTACTAATTCAACCAATCTGTTTGGCTTTATGTCTGTGATTCCTGAACTAACTGCAAAATCTTCTGTTATAATTTTGGCGTTTACTAACGTCCTGTGCAGGATTCGTAAATTTTGCAAATTATTCTTATAACATTGCACTAATTCGTTTCTTAGTTCTTGGTTCATAATTAAAATAAATCGTCGTCTGACAATGGTTTAAATTCTTGTTTTGATTGTTGTTTTGGTTCTGTTGGTGCAACGTAATTGTCTTCATAAATTTTGAAGTCAGGTTGCGCAGGTTTGTCTTTATAAGCATTGACCCACATATTGTAACGCTGACCATTAATTGTGAAATTGATTACTTCGCCCTTTGGCGTTGAACGCTTCCAAGCGCCAATTGATTCTTTTTTTACTTCTGACATTATATTTGATTTGTGGATTCTTCTGAATCCGGTTTAAAAAATACTGCTTTAACTTGGCAACCTTCTTCCCATTTTTGAAGGAATGCTTTTAATTCATTGTAAGCTTCGGGCGAATACCAACAATAATGGTAAACTTCAGCTAATAACATTTGTCGTTCCATTGGAAGCAATTTTTGCATTCCGTTTTCTAAATCTTGATAGGTTTCTTGTTTCATATTATAGGTTTATTTTTGCTTTTTCCCAACTAAGAATTGAACGAATGGCGTCTATTTGGTGTACCGAAGAAGCGTTAATTCTGTCAAACGCATTGCGTAAACGTGACCATTCGCGCGCCTTGCTTTTGATCCACATATTGACAGTTGACGTTGCAAGTTTGCCGTCCATAATTTCCCCGATCTTGTCGCCTATTTCACCATCAATTACGCATTCAATTTTATATTCTGCGGCGGTTCTGTATTCGCCTGACTGTGTCATTGCCACATTTAAAGTATCTAATCGTTTAATCAATAAATCGTGATAATCGGGCGTGTCATTTTTTGGAAGCGGTTTCTGTAAAAAGTCTAACATTCGTTCCGCTTTATTCGTTAATTCTTCAATTGTATATTCGCGCATTATTTTCTTTTTGTTGTTTTCTTAATATCATTTTGATTGTAATTCAAACCCATTGCAATACGGTCTTTGTCTTCAATTTGGTTTGACTGAAGGTTTGTCAAAGCTTTGTCGTATGATTCCTGCGTTGTAATTGATTCAATACGAAGTGCTAATTTTTCTTTTGCCTGTTCGTCGTAGGTTGTCGATTCCAACAAAGTCAATAAATATAAACGTTTGTCATTTCCAACTTCGTCTTTGTGTTCGTTTGTTGCGTCTGCGTCTTTGGTATCGTCAATTGCAAACAAACCATTCAAAGCATATTTGCGGGCATACGAAGAAGCTGAACCCGTAATTTGTGCGGCGTCCATTCCTTTTTTAACTTCTTCTTCACGCGCCCAACCGTGAACACGAATTGGCAGTTCTTCGTTTTCTTCGTCAATTAGCATTGCAGTCGCTTTGACATAAACACGGTCAGAAACTTGCACAATTTCGTCACTAATAAGCAAAGCACAATTGTATTTATGAAGAATTGGTTTCGCAGCTTCAATAATATCTTCGGCGCTGCGGTATCTATAATTGCCGAACTTGTTTACCTGCCCTTTGGGCGCTTTTAATTCTGATTGAATTTTTACTAATTTCATAGGTTTTTTTTAGGTTTATAAATTTAATACATATCTCCGTATTCTTCAAATCTTTCTGTCCAATCTGACATTGGAATAAAAGGTACTTTTGGGAAATTGTTTTTAGGTTGTTGTAATAGGTGCGGGAAATATTTTGCTTTATGGTTTTTTAAATGCTGACGTGCAATTTTTAAACCTTCTAATCTTTGACGTGCGTTTGATTTGTCGCTAATATCAAAAAGCCATTCCCAATAACGAACATTGTCACGCAAGTTTTCTAATTTTGCTAACTGATTCATTTTAATTTATTTGATGTTTGATAAATACGTTTTCAATTTCTTCCAATGCTTCGTGCGTTAGTTCTTCAATGCGGTTTAAATTCCCTTCCCTTACATAATTCAAAATAAGGTTTAAAGTTCCGCGACTAAATCCCAAAGCGCCTGCATAATCTGCGGCTTTTATTGCGTTTTTTAAGTACAATTCGCCAATTGTTTCGTTTGTTATTGTCATAATTTGGTTTTTTCTTAACACAAATATACAGAATATACACAATACAAAACAAAAAATATATGGATAAACGGCAAAATAAAATGATAAACGGTTATTCTTCGTCTGAAAGGTCAAAAATTTCAGCGTGCATTTCGCCAATAACTTCGGCAATAATGTCTAAGGATTGTTTTTTAATACGACGTATTTTGTTGGCTTCAATCTTTGAAACCAAAGTCAAATCAATATCTTCAACTGCACTATAAGCATAATACGCGCAGGAAATTAAGTCGCTGCGCGTTGTTGTTTCGGCTTCTTCCCATTCAATTGCTTCTTCCGAAACTTCGGGTTCAGTATTTGGTTTTTGATCTTCCATTATAACCCCTTTAATTCGGCTTCGTCCGGACGTTCAACTTCTTTAAACTCCATTCTATTCCCGCCGCGAATCTTTGCCAATGTTCTTCTTATATCCTGTTCAATATCGTATAATTCCTGAAGCTTCTTAGAAAAAAAATCTTCCTGTTGTTGTAGTGTCCATTTGTTAAAACCTTTTGGCATTTTCATTTTTTTTAATATTTATAAGTTTTTTCAAGTAAATGCTTAAATCCAAAGCTTCTTCGTAGGCGTGTTGCAACCAATCAATTTCAGTTAAATCGGTTCTGTCCATTGTCGTACCGTATTCCTTTAAACCTTTGTCTTCACGCGCCAACAAATCGTCTATGATATTATATAGAATTTTGCTCATTTTATTTGTCCGTTTTAGAATGATATTTATTACAAGTTTTGCACTTATACTGAATACGCGTCAAACCTGTTGCCGTTACGACTTTATTATTTTTGATCAAATCGTCAGACCCACATTCAGGACACGAACCCCTATCTTCGCCAAATATAACGCCATAATGCGTTTTTGGTTCAATATGTGTGTTTAAATGTTTGAAAACTTTTTCAAGTAAAACAACGTCTTTTTTGCAATATTTAAGCATTGCTTCCATTGCGTCCTTATCCTTGTGTAAAAGAATGTCCTTCCAAAGATTGAATTCGGTCTTAATCTTTTGACCCAATCCTAAATAGTCAGCAATGTAATTCAACCTATTAGAATTAAATCTAAATTTTTGACGGGCAACCTTTAAAGTGTCAATAGTTGTATATTTTGGGAACATTTCAATACCGTGAAACAAACACCTTGTTCGAATCCAAGCCAAGTCAAATTTGTCGCCATTGTGACCGACCAATTCGTTAGCAATATTTGCAACTTCAATAAATTGTTGAAGCATTTTCTTGTCATTTTGCTTTGCGTCCCAATGTAAAGCATAAACTTCTTTTTCGTCTTCCCACTTATAACAGATACAAATAATTGCACGTTCTTGAATTATGTTTGAATAATCAATATTCTTTTTATATCCTGCTTCCCAAAATAAACCAATGTTAGGCGAAGTTTCAATATCAAAAAATAGTCTTCGGCGTTTTGTTTTTAGGTTGGTCATTTAATAAGGTTTGTATTTTGTTTTTCCGTTTTCTTTATATGCTTTTAATACTTGTTTTCTTTGTTTGCCCGTGCTTTCATAACTAACGTGAACCCAATCAGGGTTTGTATCATTCCCAAATTCGTAAATCAATTGGTCAAATTCCAAATTGTCTTTAATGTAATTAAATATCATTTTATTTGTTACACCGTTTGGCGTTCCGTCCATATCAATATCAATTGCTTCGCCGCTGCAATGCTGACTTGTCGCTGAACCGCCAATGCATTTGTTTAATTCTGCACTTCTGTAACCGCTTGAAATATGAATTGGACAACGGAAATGGTTGCGTATTGGTTCAAATACTTTTTCAGCCAATAGTTTAAAATTTGCAATATGTGCTTCGGTTGGCATATTTGAAATACCGTTGCGTTTTGCGCTTTCACTTCTTATAACTTCAGATAAATCCAAATGTTCGCTTAACTTCATAAAAGATGTTTAAATAAATAAATTAAGAATATTATATATAAAATGCCAACTGAAGTTAGCACCCTTTTTTCGTAATTAGTCATTTTTCTTGAATATTTTTTCAACTGAAGTCAAACCTAACGTTCCAAAAGCTAACATTGCAACCGCTTCAACCAATATCGTACTTGGCGCGGTGTGTTCATCGCTGAATTGATTATGGTACATTGTAACACATAAAGCAATTGTGCAAAGCAATCCGCAAAGACGCTTCATACTAAATTGACCGTTTTCTTCCTGAAAAAATTGTTTCATAATTAATGTAATTGACTAAATTGTAAAATGATTATTCCGATTAATATTAGTTTACTTGCTGCGTTTAACCTTTCAATTTTTCCTTGATTAAGGTTATAAGCTTCATAAATTCTTTTGTTTTCCGTGTACTTCCATTTCCAACTATAAAACGAATCTTTGACCAAAGAAATTGTATTGAATAAACTATCATATTGAATTCGCTTTATTTTTAAACTATCTTTTATTAAACCCAAATCCTGACTGTATTTATTAAAAGTTTTATTTATTTGTTCGCCCTGCTTCAATGTCATTATTACAACCGTGTCTTCGCCTATCTTCTTAGTTATTGGATATTGGCAAAAGCACAAATTTGTTACCGGTATCAATAGAAACAGAATCCAACCTTGCTTTGACTTCATTTAATTCGCTTTTTAATGTTTTAACGTCGTTTTTCAAGGTTATAATTTTTTCAACTGCTTTGGTCACTAATTCAGCTTCTTTTTTACTTGCTGCTTCCTGAACCTGAACTGATCGATTGTTTGTTTCTGCAACTTTTGACATAAGTTGTTGAAACTCACGTTCTTGCTCAATTTCTTCGCTTGTTTTTTGTGCAGCAACACCGCACCCAAATAAGAATAATATAAATAAATATTTCATTATTTAATCTTTTGAATCTTACCCAATTGTTCTAAGGTTGAAAGTTTTGTTGTTGCTGAAGCCAAAGAAGAATCGCAACGGCGTAAGGCGTCACTTACAATGTCAACACGGGTTTCTAATTTTTCAATCTTACGACCTTGTCCTTCAATCTGATTATTAAACGTTCCGCGTATGTCAATATATAAAACAGAAATTCCAATAATTACCAAAAACATAGTTCCAACGACAGGGTTTTTACTAAAATCTTTGAAGCTTATTGGAAGGGGATTCGCTGAAACGTCTAATTTTTTATTTGTTGCCATTCTATTACATATTATAATTTTAAATAGAATCCAACGCCATATTTCACAGATTGACCTGTTTTTAAATTTAGACTAATTAAAGCTTTGTTTTTGACTTTATAAATTGCGCCAATACCTAAGTTGTCAATTGTTTTATCCTGTCTGAAATCGGTTGTTATGCCTAAATAAAGCGCATTCTTAACCTTTGGCGTAATAGTGCGCGTTTCAATTATAGTTTTTTCGCTTAATTTGGCGCTAAATCCACGCCCTAAAATGCGGTTTTGGCTTATTGTATCCTGAATGAATACGACATTATTCGTATCAATTTGAATCGTATCTGAATACGCATATTTGCGCATATAATCGGTTAAAACTTGAACCGTGTCGTGAATTGGGATATATACAGAATCGGTCTTAATGATATATGATTGTATATCATTTCCATTTTTGTATTTAGTAAAAGTTTTCTGTTGGTAAACTGTGTCGCGCACAATGGTAACAGAACCGCCATTGTACGAAGGGTCTGAAAATAGAAATAAAGCAACGACAATCAATAAGACTGCTATTACTAAATTCTTAGTCATTTTTTACTTTTTTGGTTGCGTTATAATAATAGCGAATTGCCATTATACCTGAAACAATAGCAATCAAACCGGCAATCAAAGTGACTATCGGTTGAATTGTTGAAATACTAACGATTGCGCTTAATACGCTTATTCCTGTGCCAATGTCGGCTTGACTGCTATGGTGTGTCATTAATCTTCTTTTTCTTCTTTTTTAGGATTCTGTTCGTCTTGAATTTGCTTAAACCATTGTAATAAGACAATACCGTATTTTGTTGGCAATTGGTCTTGAATAAAATTGTTTAATTCTACAACTTGTTGTTCGTTTAAAGTAATCATAGTTTTATTTTAGAATGAATAATATTAGTAAAATTACTATTTTTATTAATGCCGAAGCATATTCAGGTTTTATTTTTATAAATTCTGCAAATTTGCGAATAAATTTATCCGTGTCAGCCGTTACACCTACATAAAACGCAGGTCTTTTTAGGACAATAACATTGCAAAGAATGTCAAAGCCAAACCAAAAAGAAGTCGCAAATAATAACATTGACCAAAAACCATAAAGCGACCAAACCAAAACATAAACTGACAAATGATTTATTCCCTTCCAAAAATGCCATTTTTTGTTTGCTTCGTAGGCATTATGCGAATCGGTTGAATAAAGGTTGCGTTCTTTGAATTGGAATTTTTGATATAAAACCCAACTAATTAAGTGAATTAAAAAAACTATGGTTAAAAATATTGTCATTATTTAGATTCTAATTGTTTAACTCTTGCTTCTAATTCTTGAATTGCTTTTATTAAAATTGGAACAAAAACAGAATATTTAACAGACTTTGTGAAAGTTCCCAAAGATTGTTTTTCAGTTTTTTTATTTCCTTTTTCATCAATAATTTCAACTTCTTCAAAATCTTCAGTTTCATCAATCATTGAAGGAAAAACTTCTTCTAATTCTTGCGCAATTACACCAATTTGTTTTTGAGTATTACCAATAAAATTATAATTACGAACTTTTACTTTTAATAAATCATTTAATTTTTCAGTTGCATCTGAAATATTTTCTTTTAATTTAATATCTGAAATTGAACCATAACTATTATTTGAATTTACAATATTACCATTACCATAAATAAAACATCTATTTGCACCTCCTGTTTCAACAATTAAACCATAAGAACTTGTATTATCACAGTTTGAACCTAATCTTGAAATAATAGCAGACATTCCATTTACATTATTATTATTTGCTTTAACATCAAATGTTCCAATATTTGTTAAACGAATTCTTTCTGTATTGTTAGTCAATAACAATAATGAATTATTTGAACTTACATTTATTGCAGGGTCAACACCCGCAAAATTAGAACGTATAGAAATCACTTTTGTTCCTGCACCATCTTCATTAACTCTAATACCACCTGACCCAACAACGTCCAATATTGAATTTGGATTATTAATACCAATCCCAACATTTCCGTTATCGTGTATCAATAATTTTGGATTTGTACCATAAGCCGTACCATTTGCAAAATATGTTCCAAAATTTAAAAAGTTATTTGAATCACTATTTATTTGCCAATAATAATCATTAGCACCTCTGTATGTTCTAAGAGCATTACCAGAAATCAAATAAAGACCATTTGTTGTTAAGTTACTTGAGAATCTACCTGTGCCACTTACGTCAAGTTTATATGTATCATTTGTATTTCCTATGCTTACATTTCCTGAACTATTAATAATCATATCAGGTGAAAGTGGCGCATTTTGCGTAATAAAATTAATTCCACCTGTATTCGCAATTTCTAATTTATTCCTTCTCGCAGTAGCCGCAAAAGCTGAATTCGCATAAGTTAAAGTCCCCTTTTCAACTCCATTGTCTTGGAATGAAAGTTTACTAAAAGAAGTATTTGTTGTAGTATTTAAAACTAAGTTTGTTTGAGTGCTTGTAAGTGTTAATGAATTTGAACTTAAAGAATTTGAACTTAATGCACCGCTAAAAGATGCAGTTGTACCACTTAAAGCAGTTGACAAACTAATTGCACCTGTTGAACGTGTAATTGTTAAAGGAGTATCAATCAAAGCACCTGCGTCTGAATATCTTCTAATAAATAAATCCATTCCTGCATTTGAACCTGATTCTGTACCTGAAACTTCAATGTTAAATCTTGAACTATTATCTGAACGAAATGAAACGCTTTTTGCAACAGAAACGTTTGCGTCTAAGTTAGCAATTAAAGCTGAAGCACCGCCGTCAATATGTAATTTTGTTAATGGATTCGCAATACCAACTCCAATTTCGCCTGTTGGAAGAACTGTAAACAATTCGCTTGTCGCTGCTTCGTTGTAAATTCTGAATCTATGATCTGATTGAACGTTACCAATTGACCATTTGTTAGAACCCGCACTTGCAAAACCTAAAAATGCGTTGTTAGTTGAAGTTCCGTTTAAACGTCCAATAATGCCTGAACCGAAAACGTCCAAAGCAGTTGTTGGCGAATTAGTATTAATTCCTAATCTGTTGTTAGTATCATCAAAAAATAAGTTTGCGTTGTCTTGCGTTAAAGCACCTGAAGCACCAATAAAAGGTACTGAACCTTGCGTTAATGCAGTCGTAATTGTAAGCGTTGCAACTGAACCAACCAAACTAATCGTCCCGTCAAATCCGTTCGCGTCGTTAAACACCAAAGAAGATACAACGTTAGGCGACAATTCAACGTAAGCGCTTGTCCCTGTATTCCAACGATACAAAATATTAGTATCTAAGGCAATATAAATTGTGTCAGCCGTACCAACCAAAGGAAATGCGGACAATGAAGCGTATTCTTCAACTGTACCTGTAAACAAAGACGCCATTTGTGAAAGCGTAATTTTCTTACTTATACCTGTTGTAGGGTCGCCAATAATGGTTAAATCTGATAACTCCGGCGCAAGTTCTGTCGCTAATTGGTTAATTTTTTTTGATTCCATTAATAAGAATAATTTGAAGGTACTTCACACCTGTTGTTAATAAATGGTACTGTCAATGTCACGTCTAATTTCACACCTGCCAATAAATCGGGGTCGCTTTCAGTATAAAAAGTAATAGGCAAATTTTGGTTCAACGACCAAGTCACATTTGCATAATCTGTCGGGTATCTTAACTGTGCCACAATATCCGCTGCAACCTGTGTCATATCTGATAAAACTTCTGTTTCGTTTGTTTCTTCCATAAGCATACGATCCATAAAATACAAACTAAAAGAATATCCGATTTCCTTCGCCGCAACGTTTGCACCATTCAAAGTGAAAAACATTGCAGGATATGTTACTTCGCCGTTACTTAAACGTTCCCAAACGTCCCCGAAATAAACAAAATTAATTTGTTCGTGGGCGTTGCCTATCGTTGTTAGTTCTTTGACTATTTGGTTTAATGTCATTCTTTTTTTCTTTTGCCAAATAAACTTTAAGCTTATTTTGGTTTTTAATGTTTACTTGTTTACTCATATTTTAGCAACAACCGATATTTCCCTGATAACGTTCTTCAAAAGATTTCCTGTGCTTCCCGTCAAAATCTTCGCCGCAACAACCATTGTCGCCCAGCCACATTGAAACAGTATATCCTTCGTTGTCAGGTTTGATTGAATCAATGCCCGATCCAAAATTTAAATAGTTTGGATATAAAGCATTGTTTTGTTTTAAATATTTAATAAGTCTTTGTTTGTAGAATTCAGCACGTGCGCGGTATCTATTAGCCACGTCAATCATATCCTGCATTGAAGGACTTTCTTGGTTTTCGCCTGTTTTTCTAATTAACCCCTTATTGTAAAACTGATATGATAAACCCTGCGGCAATTCAGACATAACATAATAAATCAAACAATCCACAATGTAATCGTCTAATAATGTCGTCTGTAAAGCCGTGAAACTGTTTGCTTCAACTGCGGTTTGTAATTCGTTATATAATGCCGAACCCAAAGCCGGTAAAATGTACATATCCTGCGCCGTCTTAATTTCAGGTAAAACTAATTTTTCGTCCACGTTTGCGTGTAAGCCGGTTCTGTCCTTAATTGACTGTACTGATATGAATAATGTGTTTTTGCTCATTTTATTTTCTTGTTACAATATTAGAAACCCATTGATGGCGACAACTTGGTTCGTGCTTTGTTGGACTTGAATTTGGCACGGTGTACCAACCGCCGCCACGATCCCAAACAGAATAACCAAGTCTTGCGCTTATTTGTTCAATTTCAGAACGTGAATACATTTTGCCCGCGTCTAATAAAGCCACACAAAACGGACGGCTTGTTTTTTTATCCTTATTTGAAAAACCTTGCTTCCATTCATAAGAATAACGAATCAATAATTCCTTTGTTTGCGGTTGAACCTTAACTAATATTTCGTTTAATGGTTGCGTAAGCGTATGTTCTGTAATTATATTTTCGTCAATTCCTTCGCCTATTGCGTATTCGTTAACTTCAATAAATCCTTTGTCAATTAAGTCGCTAATAACCAAATTTATTGTGTCAACGTTTTGGTCAAGTGTTTCAGCCAATACTTCAGCCGTAATTCTTTTATCCTTTGCAATTAAATCCAATACATTGGCTTGTAATTGGCTAACATCTGCAAACATTTGATATTCAGAATCGTCGTTAAAGCGTGTTTTTTGCTTCCAAACATTAAAACCGTCCTTTGCTTCGCCAAATTCATAAAAGGCGCTGAAATCGTCTTTAAATTGCGCTGACTGTACAACCGGAACTGTGTCTTCCGGCGCTTCGTATTTAGTCATATCAATTCCCGCTTTTTCCAATAACCATTCCTTTGGCGCAATTTCCTTCAATAAGTTTTCAGTAAATTCAAACCCGATCGGTTCAGTTGGAATAATGCTTAATTCAGGTTCAGCAATACCCCTGTATTTAGCTAACATATTAAACACCCCTTCAAGGTGCATTTGCTTACTATTTACGTAAGTATTTTTAAATATTTCGTAACCGTCACGCATTTCAGAACGTGAACCTAATTTTCCCGCTTCTGCAATACCGAATATTGAAGGCGTTGTAATTTGGTGTCCTGAAAATATGTTAGTTTGGATCAAAGAATCCACACGGTTAAAGTCTTCTTTTGTAATATCTGAAGCACCTAAATCGTCAATAATTGGTTTACGTGCGCTATCATTTACGAAAGCTAAAATAAACTTTTTACCGTCTGAACCGCTAAATCTATTTGAAAAACGTTTTTCAATATTTCGTTTTTCTTCGTCTGAAGGTTCGCCGTTAGGTAAAGTGATTAATTTACTTGCGCTGAATCCTGTTTGCGCGTTACCTAATACGTGTTTTGAAATTTCAATATCTGATTCAATATAGTTTAACGCACCAAAATAACCCGGCAAACTATAAATCCCCATATTTGGGCGGTATTCCTTAACGTAAAGAATTTGTTTTCCTTCAGGGTGACTTGGATTGAATGCAGCGTAAACTCTTTGTTTTTCGTTTCTGTCTGACCAATCTTCTTTATACCAAAATTGTGTGTTGTCTTTATTTGTACGAATCTTCGTATAATCTAAATGCCAAACTTCAGCTAATTGACCCGTAACTGACCAAATGATTTCTAAATAATAACCGCCGAATAATTCGGTGTCCAAAGAAACTTTGCGCGTTAAATCGTCCAAAGATTCCATTCGGTTAACTTTCTGAATGAAAGTTTCAGCGCTTTCGCTGCCCTTCCAACCGTTACCGGTTATATAATGCACCTTGCTTTTTACAATGGCGTTATGTTTTGCCGACTTATTAAATAAGTCAACCAAATAAATTGGGTAGTCATTGCGGTCGCCGTACTGAATATATCCTTCGCCTCTTTTTTCCTTAAATTCAGGTTGGCGTGCTTCTGCAAATGTTAATACGCGTAAATCCATTATTGTCTAATTGTGTAAGTGTCTGTTGTTTGATATTCTGTAAATTCAAAAGGCGTTCCGACTAATTCCATTATCCCTGATTCAACCATATTTAAACCGGTTGGGTTGGTATTGGTCGTACTTGTTTGCTCATAAATTTCATAATCATATTGACCGTTTAACGCTGACCCAAAATTAGTATTCGTAACAATGCTAAATTCATTATAACGATCTTTATATTGGCTTATGTCAGTTGCATTTAACTTTACGAACTTTATTTCCGTGTTTGCGCTTCTATTTGTGAAGACAAACAAATAATTTGGGTTCGTTAATAACTGTTTTTCAGTTAAGGTTAAAATAATATTTTGCGTCTGACCTTTGGTTAACCTAATCATATAAGTAAATAGCTAAAAGTGCAATTTGTTGCATATTAGACAAAAAAACCGCCGAACCAATTAAGGAACGGCGGCAAACCTATAAACCTATGAAAAACAAAACCTATCCTGCGGTTTCTAAAGCCGAAGCAACGTTTGACGCAACACTTGGCGCTAACGCAGGTTCAGAACCTGTGAAAGTTAAAGTAAAGCCGTTTCTGTCGCCCTGTGCAGTACCTGTACTTGCTGCGTTTGCAGTCATATCAATACCACGTGTTTTTCCTAAATACCAATAATTCCCGTTGCTATCTTTTGCAACTGCAACTAAAGAATTTTGCGCTAACAACAACAATTCGTTGCGTGTGTTAGTCTGCATTTTATTAAGGATAATCTGAAGTTCTTGCGCATAGAAAACAGTTCCGTTTGCAACAGAAGCGTTTAATGTTTGGTTGAACATTGAAGTATCTTTTACTAAAGCATATTTCCAAAAACGCTTCCCTGTCGCCTTAGTCAAAGCAGTAATAACACCGCTTGCTTCGGTTGTAGAAGTTACGTTTGCAGCTTCAGTAAAATAAACTTCAACGATACCGCCCAAACTGTCGCGACAATCTAAAGTATATCCTTGTGTTAAAGCACAACTCATTGTTAATTAATTTAATATTTTAAAAAAGTGGGGGTATATTTCAACCCCCGAATAATTAAGCCAATACGAATCTTACAACTTCGTCAGGGAATGCAATATTCACACCCATTTTGAATTCAGAAACGAAACGAACTTGGTCAGCTTCTTTTGCGTAGAAGATTTCAAATTTTTCTTCTTCGTTCAATAAGTCTGTACCAATGAATAAGTTGCTTAAACGTGCAGCATAAACTTTATTAGTACCGTTCAAACCTGCAACTGCAATAACTTTGATCATTGTACCCGGTAAAACGAATTCGCCGTCAGCCTTAGCGTCAACTGAATAA